GGTCATAGACGGCCTTCAGCTGCTCGCCCAGGGTGGCAAAGGGCTTCACGGCATCCTTTTTCCCATCCTTGGGCTTTCCGGTCCCCTCGTCGTGGAGGATGCCGTCATACTTGCCATCCAGGGGGACGGCGTGCTTCCGGCTCTCGTCCAGCAGCCGCTCCACCGCCTGAATCTGCTTGTTGATGCCCTCCATCTGGTCCGCCAGTTTATTGGCGTCCTCGAACTTGCCCTCGGTCACCAGGGCCTGGGCCTGTTTGTTGAGCTTGGCCTTGCTGGCCCGCAGCTCCGTGATCTTCTCCATGTAGTCCATAATCGTCCTCCGTATTCTCAGTATTTTGCAAGCGTCCCCAGCCGGGCCAGGATGCGCTTTGCCTCACAGTCTCGCGCGGCGGCCTCCCGGTCCTCCGCCACATGGCGCCGGTACCGTTCCCGCATAGCCGCCGTCAGCCGGATGCGGCCGGCCGCCGCCACGAATGCCGCCGGGTCCCCCTCCGGCTCTGTGACGCCTTCCAGCGCCACGATCCCGTCGATCAGGCCGTATTCTTTTGCCTGGGTGGGGGTGATCCAGATATTTTTATCCATCAGGGAGATCAGTTCCTCCCGGGAGCGGCTGCCGCTCCGGGCGGTGTACATTTCCAGGATGCAGTCCCGGGCATTCCGCAGGGCCTCCGCGCTGCGCCGCATCTCGTGGAAGTCTCCAGAGGTGGTATTGCTTGGGTTGTGGTAACACAGCAACGCTCCCGGCTCACTCTGGATGACGGTGCAAGCGGACACCGCCAAGGTGGCCGCGCTGGCGCCGTAGCCCTGGAACAGGGCTGTGGTCTTTCCCTGGTATCGCCGCAGCATGGAGCGGATCTCCGCACCCACAGCCATGTCTCCGCCCGGTGAGTTCACCAGGACCGTCACTTCGTCCCCGCCGGCAGCCTCCAGCGCCGCCCGGATGTCCATGGGGGCCGTGATGTCCCGGAACCCCCACCAGCGCAGGACGTCGGCGCTGTCATCGTCCCAAAGATCTCCGCGAATTGAAATATCAACCATTTGTTGGCTCTCCTTTCGCCACAGACTCCATGGAGCCCAGGTTTTTTGTGATGAAGAACGTCTGCCCCCAGCCGCCGGGGATAGGCGCCCGCTCCTCCAGGGCCCGCGCCTCGTCCGGGTTCAGCATACCGTTCTGGATCATCGTGGTCAGGAACTCCGCCCGGCTCTTGTCGTCCCCGCGCAGCAGCACCGCCGGGTTCCCCTTGAAGTACAGGCCGTCCGCCCGCTGCTGCCGGAACAGGCACTTGTAGGAATTCTCCTGTTCCCATTGCACGATGTAGGGCATGAGCACATCCGTGACGAATACAATGCGCTGCTGCTGGTTGCTCTCAAAGCTCTCTTTGCCGCTCTGCAGCATGGACTTGGGCACTCCGGAGAAGCGGGCCACCTCCTCCACGCTGAAGGTCCGGCTCTCGATGTACTGGCTGTCCTTCTGGTTCAGCCCGATGGGCGTGTACTTGTATCCACGGCCAAGCACCGCCACCTTGAAGGCATCGTCGCCGTAGGGGTTGTATTTGGCAAACTCGTTTCGGACTCGGTCGCGCTCTTCCTTTCCCAGGTCCGTGTCCACCTCCACGATCCCGGAGATCATGGCCCCATTCTGATAGAACTTCCGGCCGTACTGCTGGGCGGCGCCCTCCGCGCCGATGGTCTCCCGGGCCAGATTCAGAAAGCCCCGGCCCCGGATGCCGTCATAGCTCTCAAAAAACAGGAAGCTCAGCTCATACCCCGTGAAGGTCCGGAACTCTCCGTCCACGCTGTAATCGTAGTAATACTGCCCCGTTGTCTGGTCCTGCCGGATGGAGCAGCAGTCCGAAGGGAGGGGGATGCGCTCTAAAATCCGTCCGTCCGGTCCGCGCCGGTTCCATACGGCGCCGAAGCCATGCCAGAAAGCATTAGACATGACTGTGCGCCCCAGCATGTAGGGCGTCCGGTCCACGCTTGGGCGGATCTTGAAAACAAGGTCCAAGTCAGGATCCTGGACCGGCTCCCGGGCGTCTCCGTTCTTGCGGTAGAGGGAGAAGGGGATCATGCCGAAGTCGTTGCACAGAATCCGGTGGGCCGCCGCTACGGGGCTCAGCCGCTCCGCGCCCCGGATGCCGGTGTCATACGGCCCGCCGGAGAGGAAGATCTTCCGGAATTGCCGGTTAAGGTCCTCCCACGACAGGCTGCCGTACTCCACCGCCCGCGGGCGGCGCATGGCATTGCGCAGCAGCATTCCCTCACCTCCTTCCGGCGGACCGGGCCACCACAAGCGCGTAGACCGTCAGGCACGCGCCCGCCGTGGCCAGGGCAGCCGCGCAGCCGGCGGCCAGCGCCGCAGCAGCCGTAAAACAGCCGCTTCCGGCCAGGAGCAGCAGATCCTCCAGATACAGCCCCAGCAGATTTGCGGCTTTTCTCCGCCGCGCCTCGCGCCGTTCCCGGCGCTCCTCGTTTGTCATAAGCCCCAGTCCTCTCTCAAATGTCGCGTGTCATAGTCCTTCTGCCCCCGCATGATGATGGCTGTAGCCAGGGAAATCACCCACGCCACCACAATGTCGATGCGGCCGATGCTGCGGTCCTTCATGAGCTTCTGGTTTTCGTTGGCGTCCACATAGCACCGGGCATTGCCAAAGCACCACCGGGCGCAGGTGTTGTGGATGTGGAGCATCTTGTGCCCCCGGATCAGCCGCTCCAGTTCCTTGGTGGGCGGTGACATCCTCCGGATATCCTGCGGGATGTCAATGCACCTGACGCACGGCTTTTCCTCGCCGGCGTCATTGACCGGGGATGTCAGCCGGGATACCAGTGTCCGGCTCATAAACGGGTCAACGCCCACGCACCGCAGGTCGTACAGCTCCACGGCCTCATAGACGGCCTGCTCCACCATGGTGTAGTCGATCATGTCCCCGGGACAGAGCGTCAGGAAGCCGGCCCGCTCCCAGTCCCGGTATTGGACATGGTCGCGTGTTTCCGCCTCCAGCACGCCGTCCAGCGGGCGCCAGGCCCGGGGCAGCATCACCCAGGTATCTAACCCTTCCTGGGGCGGGAATGTCAGAACAAAGGCCGTCAGATCCGTGGTGGCGGACAGGTCCAGACCGCCATAGCAGGTCTTTCCGATCAGGTGCTCCTGTATCCACGCATCCCGCTCCGCCTTGGCGGAGGGGCCGATCTGCGTCTTGTCATACAGCGTCAACGGCAGCCAGCCCACGTCCTTCGTGGAGATCCACTGATTCAGCCGCAGCCACCGGAAATTCCGTTCCGCCGCCTCGCTCTGCCTGGCCGCCCGGGCCTCCGCCCGGAACTTACGCGCCCGCATGGTCACGCCATAGGAGGGGTTGCAGGTTTTCCACAACGCCTCGTCATAGATATCCAGGGCCGCGATCCGGTCCGGGTCATCCCCGGTCAGCACCGAGACGCCATACATCACCGGCAGCCATTCCGTGTCGTCCACGTCCAGAGGGCGCTCCGGCTCTCCCCGGCGCCACGCCAGAATCCGCCGGCATTTCTCGTGGATTTCCCAACCGATAGAGGTGCGGTCCGGGTCATTGCCCGCCGTAGTCAGTACGAGCACGGTCTGCTGCCGGCGGGCGGCATCAGAGCCGGTGGTCAGCACGTTCCACCGATCCCGGCCCGCACGGCCGCTCCAGGCGTGCAGCTCATCACAGAGGATGGCGGAAAAGGAAGGCCCGTGCTTGTTGTCAACGTCGCCGGAGTAGACCTTCATCACCCCGCCGAACCGGGTGCGGATCTCCCGCACGCTGTCCCGGCACCAGGCTAGGGGCCGGTGGGCCGGCTGGCTCAGGGCGGTGTGCTCCACCATGTACTTGGCGCATTTATAGATAATATCGGCGTTCTCCTTATCCACCGCGAAGATTCCAACGTTCGGCAGCTGCTCCCCATCCGCCAACAGGTGATAAAGTCCAAGCCCTGCCGCCAGTTCGCTTTTGCCGTTTTTCTTGGGGATCTCGTTGTACAGGTACCGCCGATACCGCACCCAAGTGCCGTCATCGTCCCGCACCTGAACACCGTAAAATTCCCGGATCAGCTGCTCCTCCCAGGGAAGCAGCTGGAATGGCTTGCCCGCCCAGTCGTTTTGCCCGAATACCAGAAGCCCAAAGAACCGCAGAACCTGGTCCGCAGCATCCTGGCTGTACCGCAGCTCCGCGCCATCCTCCGGGGCAGGGACATGGATGAACGGTGTCAGCCATACCAGCTCAGGCACGGCGCTCAGCTCCTCCGGAGATCAGCTCCAGGAACGGATTTTCTTGTTCTGCCTGTCCGCCTCCCTGGGGGACGATCAGACGGCACCGGCTGGTGATGGTCAGGCCCAGATCATTTGCGCAGGCCCGGGCCTGCTTGAAATACTTTTCCTGCAGAGTGGACCAGGAGGAGCAGGTTTCCGTGTTTTCCTGATCCAGCGAGTCCCGCACCATGCGGGTGGCTGCCGCGTACTGCGCCTGCGCCACGACCAGTCTGCCAATGGTGTCCCAGTCCAGCTGCGATGCGCCCAGGTCCGCGTCCAACAGCTCCTTGGAGATTTTTCGGAAATCTCCCTTTAGGTCCTCCGGCAGCCATGCGGGAACGGAGATCCGCTTCGGCTTTTTCAGATGGACTTCCGCTGCGGACCGCTCCGCGATCTCTGCCTTTGTCAGATGCTTCCTTCCGTTGGCCTGCAGAACGGCCAGCGGCTGCCGCTTACCCGCCATTGCGGATCCCTTCCTTTCCCATAATTTTTGAAGGCTTATAAAAATGGCACGTTTCCCGCGGCACAGCGTACCCGCATCGCTTTGGCGTATTCCGGCAGGCCCGGTCGCAGAGGTCTCGTGCCGGACAATCGCCACAGCACCAGCCTGGATGCGAGGCGCAATACTTCCGTGCGCCCCGCAGGCCACACTCCAGCCGAACCATACACTCCCTCTCTTTCTGGCCGGCGTGTCCGAATCTGACACGCCATGTATTCCCGGAAAATCCTCATGGGGAAAAAATCTTGCACGAAGGGGGGCGTGCGGTCTTGCGT